AACGGTTTAATGTCCACAATTATGAAAATGCCAGTGGGATCGAGGGTAGTGTCACAGAGCGCTGGTATCTCAGAAGGGGATACGGCTTCGACCACAGCGACAATAAAAAATATTAAACTGTGATTTGCGTGTAAATATATTAAATGCCACGTAAAAAATCCTCTAATATAGAGTTAACGCCACATTTTCATCATTCGATAAAATTTAAAGAGCGAGCGTTTAAGTTCACAGTTCGGCAAAAGAAATTTTTAGCTACACTGCTAGATCCTAGCGTTAAAATCTTCTTTGTTTCTGGGCCAGCGGGTTCGAGTAAGACTTATATGTCTTTATACGGATGCTTACGTCTTTTAGCAGAGAATCCAGAAAAAGAATTGTTGTATGTGAGAAGCATAGTGGAAAGTGCGGATAAAGGGCTGGGAAGCTTACCAGGGGATATAACAGATAAGTTTGATCCATTTTTGATGCCTTTGTATGATAAGTTGGAAGAAATAATTTTTGAGGGCGATACAGCCTTCCTGAAACAAGAAGGACGCATATCTGCGGTGCCTATAAATTTCTTAAGAGGTGCTAACTGGAATGAAAAGTTAATTGTGGCTGATGAAGCCCAGAACTTTACCTTCAAAGAGTTAACAACATTGATTACACGTATTGGTGAGGATAGCAAGTTGATTATTTGTGGAGACTTTATGCAAAGTGATATCAATGGCAAGACTGGCTTCTCAGAGATGTTCGATATATTCAAAGACGATGACTCTGCTGAAAATGGTATTCATTGTTTCAGTTTTAACAATTCTGATATTGTGCGTAGTAAAATTTTAAAGTTTATCATATCTAAACTAGAAAGTTACAAAAAAGTGTAAACTATATGTATAACAAGATTACACAGTCAACGCGAAAGCGGCGAACAGCTTAACTAGGACTTTAAAGTCTTGTTTTAATTGAAAAAAGTTAATAAAAATCTATAAATATATAGTGATGAGCCATTTATTTTGTCATAGTTGCGGTCACAAGATGACATACAGTCATGCAAAACCAAATTTTTGCACCAAGTGTGGTCAACAATTAAATAAGAGTGTTTCTGTTAATACAGCTGGTGCAGATTCGACAGTAAAAAAATCTGTTGTTTTATCTGATAATGAAACGGATGCAGAATCAGTTCCTGAAATTAGTAGGCTGCAAGTAGATATAAGCACTGAAAGTAATACTATGACGTTTGGTTCATTGATTGGCGAGAAAGAAGCCGAAGCAAGAGATACAACTAGAAGGTCTCGCTCAATTGATGAATTTATTGATGAAAAGAAAAAAGAAAGGTGAATATACCTATGAAGATTTTTCTGACATCATAGACGCAGCTGTTAAGCGACAACAGTTTAAGTGGAGGTTGAATGCTGTCAAATGGTTCGACTTTGAAGATGTAGAACAAATTATAAAGGTTCACATCTCTAAGAAATGGCATATGTGGGATCAAGAACGCCCACTGGAGCCGTGGATAGGTAGGATTATATCTAACCAGTTACGGAACCTCATACGTAACCATTATGGTAATTATGTAAGGCCCTGTGCGAATTGTAAATTCGCTGTAGGAGAAGGGTGCTCACTTACTAGAACACAAAAACAAGATTCTACATGCACTCTTTACGCTAAGTGGGAAAAGAGCAAAAAATCAGGGTTAGAACTTAAAACACCTTTGTCAACAGAAGATTTTGTCCAAGAAGTGGAGGGTAGAGAATATGACGGCTTTGATTTCGAGTTATCTCTAAAAAAGTTAAATACTCACATGGAAATAAAATTAACGGACATACATTATCGTGCATACAGGATGTTATACTTTGAAGAGAAGACGGAGGAGGATGTGGCGAGGTTTATGGGTTACAAGTTATCTGCCCAGAAAAACAAATTGGGATACAGACAAGTTAAGAATCTTAAGAAGAAGTTCTTACAAGTAGCCATAGAAATACTAAATCAACAAGATATTATAAGTGATGGATCTAACGAGTGAACAAAAAGAATTTCTAAAAGAGAATGCTCCGAAGATTCAAAATCTTATCGAGCTTACAAGGAAGTGTTTTAAAGATGATACTTTAGACGGTAGGTCTAAACAAGGTCGAGCTGTAAGAAAATACCTAGTCGAAAACTCCATAGATTATAAAACTCGCTGTAGACAACCAGCGGAGGTCATTGAGTTTACCAAGGAGCAAGAAGAGTTTATTTTGAAGCAAGCGCAGGATGGTTTGTCCTCTTTACAGATTGCACAGATAGTTTTCCCAGATAAATCAGTTAGACCACTCAGCAACGAGCAGAGAGCTGTATTAAGTAAGATACGAGAGGTCAACCCCGACTTTTTACCATCTCAAGATAGTGGCGCTCTCAATTCATACACCTCACCAAAGTCTCCCTCTAGGATCATCAAAAAAATCAATGATTCTACAGGTTTAGGTTTGGAAGACGGGAAACTCAATAGGCAAAAGCAAGTTTGTATCGAAAAACTCGGTATCAACTTAGCAAACTCTAGATTCTTAAAGATTATTAACAATTATCTTAATGAAGAAGACAGAGTGTTGTTCGAGCATGAATTTATTCGTTTAACTTGGGATAAACCAGACCTCACGGCTGATGAAATTAATTTGTATTTAAATGTCTGTAAAGAAGTCATTAATCTTGAAGTTATCAGTGCTCACTTAAATAAACTTAACAGTATGTTTGATGAAGCTGACGAACAACAAGAAATGTCAATTCGTTTAGCAGAAATTATCAAAGCTAAAAGTTCTGAGTATCACCAATGCGAGACTAGGATAGAAAACCTTACAAAAAAGCTACAAGGTGATCGCGGGGAGAGGATGAAGAAGATGCAGAAAGAAAATGCATCAATCTTGTCAGTTGTTCAGTTATTTCAAGAGGAAGAAGAGAGAGCTAACATGGTTCGGATAGCAGAGATGCAAAAGGCAGCTATCAAGACTGAGGCAGAGCGTTTAGAGGGTATGGCAGAGTGGAAAGCTAGAGTTTTAGGTATTGGTCAAGAAGATGTCTTATAAGTGCAAAGAATGTGGGGATTCATTTGATTCTCTTAGAAGTTTACATGCTCACATCAAAAAGCATGGTAAGTATCTTGGAGACTACTATGTAGAATATTATCAGAGGAAAGACAAACTAACGGGAGAACTGATCCCGTTCAAAAAATACGATCAGTATTTCGCTACTGACTTTATCAACAAGCGGAACATGAAGAAGTGGTGCGTAACTGCACCCCGTGAAGAAGTAGAAGAATTTATAATAAATAAGTTTAAAGAAAAAATACAAGCCAAGGGCATGGCGGGTGGCCCACCCTCTCTTTACCTACAGACTTCTAAATTACCCGATGTAGACATCTACAAAGAGGTCTTCGGCAGTTACCGCGAAGCTTGCACCAAAATTGGTATGTTGCCTATGCTCGGCAAGCAACTACCAAGTAATTTTCATGACGATTACTCAAACACCAATATATTAATTGATACAAGAGAGCAGAAGCCCCTTAGCTTCAATAACAGTGATGTTTTGAAATTAGATGTAGGTGATTACGGAGTTGGAGGTAATTTATATGACTATACATTCGTGGATAGGAAATCTTACCAGGACTTTTGTGCAACAGTAACAAATGGATATAATAGGTTTGTAAAAGAATTAGAAAGGTGCAGATCTACGGGGTGTTTCTTATTTATAGTAGTCGAAACAGCTTTTGACGATATGTGGGCCGAGAATAAAAGAGGTTATAAAAAATTCAATTTAGAATATGTGTTTCATAGAATGCGAGAGATACAAGCAGAGTATACAGATTGCTCTCAAATCGTATTTAGTGGCTCAAGAGAGAACAGTGAAGAGTTAATTCCTAAAATTCTTGTTTTAGGTAAAACCCTTTGGGAAGTAGACGTTCAATACTTCTGGAATCAACAAATTAAAAAAGATGGCTTGGCAAGAAGGCAAACAAAAACTGAACCGAGAGTTCAAGGATATAAATCAAGAAATTCTAGAAAAAGAGGGGTATTTAGAAGACACTGAAGCAAAGATACTGCTTTATAAGTTTCTTAGAGAAAATCCATCTTTCGCTTGTGAATTACTGACTGGTGTTAAACTGTTCCCTTTCCAGCACATGGCAATTAAGGCTATGATGGAGTCTGACTACTTTTTGGGCATATGGAGTCGGGGAATGTCTAAAAGCTTCTCTACGGGCATTTTCGCGCTATTAGACGCTATTCTAAATCAGGGTGTCCAGATAGGTATTTTGTCTAAGTCTTTCAGGCAGTCAAAAATGATCTTCAAAAAAATAGAAGACATATCTAAAAGCCCCAAAGCTACGTTCTTCGCTCAGTGCATTACTAGGGTTTCTAAGATGAATGATGAGTGGGTCATGGAGATAGGGCGAAGTAGCATACGAGCGCTACCGTTAGGTGATGGAGAAAAACTTAGGGGATTTAGGTTCCAGAGGATGATCATTGACGAGTTGCTTCTGATGCCAGAGAAAATTTACAATGAGGTTATCATACCCTTCCTGTCTGTTGTGGAAAACCCTACAGAGAGACAAGAGATATATGATTTAGAAACCCAGATGATCGAGAAGGGTGAGATGAAAGAGGAGGACCGAAAGATTTGGCCTAATAACAAAATTATTGGTTTGTCATCTGCGTCTTACAAGTTTGAGTATCTATACAAGATATATCAACAGTATGAAGCTCTTATCTTAAACGAGAACAAGCAAGACGGAGCGCATAGAACTATTATGCATTTTAGTTACGACTGTGCCCCAGATCAACTCTATGACCAGAACTTAATCAATCAATCTAAAGCGACAATGAGTGAGTCTCAGTTTGAGCGTGAGTTTGGCGCTATATTCACCGATGACAGCTCTGGATACTTCAAGGTGAGTAAGATGGCAGAATGCACGTTACAAGACGGTGAGGGGCAATGTGTGGAGGTTGTGGGCAATCATAAGGATGAATACATCTTAGCTTTTGACCCTTCTTGGTCAGAGAGTGAAAGTTCTGACGATTTTGCAATGTTGCTCATAAAATTAAACAAAGACACTAGGAAAGGAACAGTTGTTCATAGCTACGCCTTATCTGGTGCTAGTTTAAAAACACACATAAAATACATGGCATATGTCCTGACGCATTTTAATGTTGTAGCGGTTGTCGGTGACTACAATGGTGGTGTGCAATTTATTAACTCTTGTAATGAAAGCACTATATTCAAAGATAAAAATTTAAAACTTGGGGTTATAGAGGCAGAGTTAGATAAAGCTAAAGATTACGACAAGAATCTGCGGAGATTGAGAAATCAATATAATCTATCACAAAAGAATATTGTTTTTCTTAGAAAGCCTACATCGGCATGGATTAGGTTTGCTAACGAGTCTTTACAGTCAGCATTCGATCACAAGAAGATATTCTTCGCTGGTTCAGCCATGAATGATGATTACAATATCCAACGTAAATCTAGAGTGCCTATAAAAGATTTAAAATTTCTTAGGAACGACCCTAATGAAAAAGGGGGCGTAGGCGCTAGAATGATTGATTTTGTAGAGCACCAGAAAGATATGATGGATCTTATTAAGGTTCAATGTGCTTTGATACAAATTACCACATCTGTTCAAGGAACGCAAAGTTTTGATTTACCTATTAGCCTTAGAAAACAAAAAGGCGCAGACAAAGCGAGGAAAGACTCCTATTCTGCTTTGGTATTAGGCAACTGGTTTATGAATGTTTACTACGACATGAATTCTGAAGATATCGCTAATGTGCAGACTTCTTTTACGCCAATGTTTATTTCTTAACTTTTGAAAGTTGAAAGTTAACTTTGGGGTGTAATATAAATTACATCTCATGTCTAAACGAAAATATACTAAGCGCTCGGAGTATTGGAAGAAGTTTAACGGTAGTGAACACCCTTCCAGACCGAAAGAAGAAGAATTTGAGCCAGAGTTTTTAGGAGAGCCTTTTTATACATCTGACGCTTCTTATGCGGACATTTCTAAAGCTAGGACATCTCAAACTGGCACTAGTTATACAGGGTCTAGAAGAAACAGGGCCGCGCAAACAAACCCCATAGACAGGTTTAGAAGTATAGCTGTTGGTATGCTTCCTTATGAGTATGCATCTGATGGTGTCACCGCTAGAGATGCTATTGAGTTATGTCAAAAAGCTTACGCTAATGTAGCTGTATTTCGTAATGCTATTGATATTATGTCTGAGTTTACTAACACAGATATTTATTTAGAGGGGGGAACTAAGAAAAGCCGAGAATTTTTTGAGGAATGGTTTAAGCGTGTAAACATTATAGGATTAAAAGACCAATACTTCAGAGAATATTACAGAAGTGGTAATGTATTTTTATACAGGATAGATGGCAGATTCAAAGCAGAGGATTACGCTAGAATAATAAACCAAGTTGGTTCTATTGACTCTGGAGCTAATAAAATACCTTTAAGATATATATTGCTAAACCCTTATGACGTAGTTGCGAAAAGAGCAAGCACGTTTACTTATAGCGGGACATACCAAAAAGTTTTATCTGATTATGAGTTAGCTCGTTTAGCTAATCCAATCACAGAAGAGGACCAAGCTATTTTTGATGCATTAGATCCAGAAGTGAAAAAAAACATAGTTGATAGATCTTATTCCAATAAAGGTGTGAGTATAGATTTAGATCCTAATAGATTATCATACTCTTTTTATAAAAAACAAGATTATGAACCTTTCGCTATTCCTTTTGGTTTCCCAGTTCTTGAGGACATTAATGCAAAGATGGAGTTGAAGAAAATGGATCAAGCTATTACGAGAACTGTTGAGAACGTAATTCTTCTTATCACTATGGGGGCTGATCCAGAGAAGGGAGGCATCAACCCTAATAACATGGCA